CAAAGACTTCAAAACCAAACCCTGTATTTCTTACAGCAGCATTAATAGTTCCTGTACCACCATCATTACTTACAAGAATACTTCCTGTTTCAATTACATTAATACCTACGCCATTAATAGTTCCACCAACTGCTACGGCACCTGTAGTAGTGACTGTATCGAAGAAAGTGTTTTTAAAGTAAAGAGATGATGTACCAAGATCAATATCTGAATCTGTTACTGGAGAAAAAGCTCCGTCTGCAAATGTAACTTGATTAGCATTGTTAGCTTTAACAGTAATAACATTAGAGCCACTAAATGTAATAGATGTATCTGCATCACCATCGCCTACAATAGAGTCTAAAGATATAGAGCCAACATTAGTAATGTTAACATCATTAAATGAAGCACCACTTGTAAATACGGCTGCTTGAGGAAAAGTTACTGCTCCTCCGTCTGCTATAGTCATAGCATCATCACCATCTGTAAATTCTATAAGAGCTGTTTGTATTGAAGCAGTAGTTTCTATTATTCCACTTGTTTGTAAATTTAGAGAAGCAAAAGCATCAACCATCTTACCGCCAGAGCCAGCACCATCAGCATAGATAACTTTAGTTTTACCAGAAGGTATAGTAACTGTAGCACCACTACCTTGTTTAATAATTATTGATTGAGAACCAGATGTTCCATTCTCTATGATCCATAGTTTTGAAACTGTGTTAGGTGCAATTGTAATAGTACAAGTTGAATCTAGTGTACCTGTGTATTCTAAATACATAGACCTACCTGGATCGGTAGCTCCGTCTGCTATTGTAGTTGTGTGTGTATTAGCATTTGTAGTTATGCCTTCTGTGCCATAACTAAAAGCTTCTGCGATTAATTCAAGATTGGTGTTTGTAGTATCACCCCATGTTCCACTAGCATCACCAGTAGCCAATTCGTTTAATCTTAAATCATTTACATATGAACTTGCCATTTTATTTCCTCGTTAAAAATTATACTTTATATTTTATGCGACATCACTCCAATTTGGAGATTGCGTTGTTGTTATTATTGCATAGTTAGGATTTTGGGTGTCTACGACCATACCCCAAACCTGAACTTTTTCTAAATTTGATACTAAAGAATCTAATGTTATTAGAGCTATATTAGCATCTGCTGTTGTTGTTACTGTAGGATTCGGTATTGATACTCCAAAACCTGTAACATTAAGAATATTGTTAGTTATTAAACTTTCATTACCTAGTGCGGATGTTGCTGCTGCTAGAGTAATAGGTACATTAGCTGTACCAGTAACTGTTTCGTCACCTACTGAAAGAGTAGATGCAACTGCTGATACTCCTGTAACTGCTGCTGCTTGAACTGCTGTGCCATTGTCTAATGCACTTGTTCCTACTAGACCTGTGACTGGTACAGGTAAAGGTTCACCAAAGGTTAATTGACCCCAGGTACCTCTACCCCAACCATTAATATTCGGCATGAACTACTAAGCTATTCTTATAATAGCGTTTGAAGCATCTGCTGCTGGGAATTGAATAGTAAAATCACCTGCTGTAGAAGTTTTATCTGCACCAAAATCTAATACTGCAACAGACTTATCACTATTAGTATCGTTGTATATTAAGCAACCTCTTGCTGTAATAGTACAGTTACTAAATGTTAAATCTGCAAAATCAGCTATAGCCGTAGTTCCACTAGCTACAGGGGTTACATTAGTTAATGCTGATCCTGTTGCTGTATAGTTGGTTCCACTAGCTTCATTAGAACTAGTATATGCTGTTGTAGTCGCACCTAAAGATGCAGAACTTGTATATAAAGCTAACTTAAAACTGTTGCCTCCAGAGGCTAAAAAGTTATGTGTTGCTTCTAGTAATTCTTTTTTAAAGCTTGTTGTAAGTGTAGATGTAATTGCCATTATTTAATTTCCTTTAAAATGTTCGCCATATCCGCATGACCTTGAATAGTTAGTTCGCCGTTCAGTGTCACAACATGACTGTTCATTGCCTGTTTAATATGATATAATACCTGTTCATAAATAGCTAGTCTGTAAGCTTCTGCTTGTTGTCGTATGTGAGGAGCTGCATTTTCAGATATACCACAAATACGTAACGTACAACGTTCCGCCCAGAACTCAGGTGAATGACCTCTATTATCCGTAGTTGCCACGCCAATAGTACCTAAACCAACTTCTGTTGTTACATCTATCATGATTGTGGAGACCTTCTAATTTCATCATATTTATATTGATCTCTAGTGCTTTTAGCTTCACCTAAGTTTTTAAGCATCGCCATAGCCTCTTGGAATCTTTGTTCATAAATACCTATTGCTTCAAAGTTTTTTAAGTAAGTACAAGCTTCTACTAAACTACCATACAATAATGCGTTTGTTGCATTTTCAGATAACCAAGTAGTTCCATCATCTGTTCCTTTTGTTAATGAGGTTGGTCTATAAAAGTAGTGTAGTTCAAAAGTGAATCCTGTGCTTGGGGTAGGGGCTATTAAGAACCTAGTGTTATCAAACTCTGAATAATACTCAGGTGTTCCTGAAGTAGAAACTAAAGGTTGAAAATCTCTAATAAAAGAAACATGTTTTAATTTTAGATAGTTGTACTTACCGTCACTTTGTATAACAGCCAAACTAAAAGGAGATAGAAAATCTGTTGGGGAAGCTAGATATGGATTATCTTGAGTTCCTACACCTGTTGCATTTTTTCTAAAAACGTCTAACTGAACGCCTTTTAATATTCTTTCTTCTGTACTCAGAATAAAATTAGGAATATTAGATACTAGTGAAGTTTCTGTACTTTCAATATAATCTTTTATTGCTGCTGTTAATGTTGCCTTTGTCCAACTCATAATGGTAATATTACTATATTTACGTCCCCAAGACTACCCGTTACTTCCGTCATGGTAAATTGAGATCCTATTGTGTTACTGTTACCGGCAAACATAATAGGTGAACTAACACCTTTATCATTTACAGGGTTTGAAATAATTACTTTACCTAAATGCATAGTTGGTGTAGGTTCAGTTGGTCTTGGATTTCTTAATGCTTCAGGGTCAACTCTGTGTCCTCGTACATCTAATTGAGGGTGCTTAGGTTCAAAACACTCATGGCATACTCTTAAGTTATTCCATTCTTTTCTAAGTTCAAGATAACCGTAAACAAAACCACATCTATCACACTGTGCTAACGAGTGCTTACCAGAAGCGTAAGCCATTAATAAGAGTTCCTAGCTGGAGTAAGAAAAAGTGAAGCTCTACCACGATCTTCTTGAGCAGCCAATTGAAAGTCTTGTTCATACTGTTGCTTTAACATACCTGCTTTTTCAGGGTTCTTTTTTAAAGCTAAGTAATAAGATAACCCACTAGCCATACAAGGAATAAACCTAGATGGTACTTCAGGGTCTTGGTTAGAAGCAGAAGCGTCATCAATCCTTTGTATTGTGTTAGCTATTAATGTGTACGTTGCTGTGTTGTCAGGTGTTGGCCAGACATTTAATACGGGGGTAGTTTGCCTATCTAAAAATATTTGGGTAGGTCTGCCTTGTATTGTTTTATCAGGGATATTAAGATACTCTGTTCTACCTATACGGTCTACGGCTAAATCAGTTGATTTACCAGCACTATCCGTAACTCTTACTACCGCTGAAACTATATCAATATCAAAAGAGTTTAAAGAGTAACTAGCTGTGCCTGTGGTTAACGTTGTACTAACTTTTTCTATAGTCCAAAGATTTATACCTCTGTTAGACCAATCAGCGAACATTATGTTTAATGAACGTCTAGCAGTTTCGGCATCGTAACCTGTTCTAAGTTCAACCCCTGCTAATTCATACGCTTCTTCTATAGTGTCCGCAATACTTAAAGAGAATGTCTTAGTTCCTGATGTTGCCATAATTATGCATGGAACACAGTCATAGTCAGAAACGTAGATACTGTATACTGAATATAAATACCAGAACTAAATTTTGTACCTTCATCTGGGATGTTAAGATCTCTAGTGGCTGTAGCGTCTGCTACTGAACCTAGTTTTAGCACAAGTGTTCCTGATGGAGAAGTAGTTACAAAAGATAAGATACCTGCTGTACCGGTACTAGTAAAACTAACACCTTTTAATCTAGCTGCACTTATAACTATAACATCTGCTGCTGTAGCGTTAACTCCTGCTGATACATTACCTGCTGGATTACCTACTGCTGAAATACCTGATATCGTTAAAAAGAATTTAGTTCCAGTAGCTGTACCTGCATTAGCCCCTGTAATGGATTCTGTTTGTGCTGCACCGTTTATATCTGTACCTGTTACAGTAAATGATTTAGCTGCATCGTTACCCGCGGAAAGAATAGTTACTATCCTCCCATGCTTAAGTACAACTGCACCACCTGAAGCTAACGCACCCCCTATTACGAGGGCAGCATTATTTCCAACTGAGGTTGCTACTGATATTCCATCTGCATCTAAAGCTACTGTGTCCGCAGTAACTTGTACTGTTTTTAAATTAACAAAAGAATTCGCCATGGTTTACTCCTTAGATAATACCTGCAAGGTTAATTAATGAGTAATCAGTTGTTACATTAACAATCATAACTGTACCAATTACCTGAATAACATCTCCTGCTGCTGGTCCAACTGCACCTGGTGCACCTAATGGTACTGCGTGATTACCAACAACTAGAGTTCCTGAAGTTAGTACTGTAGCTGGTCCTGAAACAGCAAACCAACCATAAGCACTGGCAGCCATGTCGACTATTGTTACACCTAATGTGGCACCTGTAGTTGTTGCAGCTTGAACAATTTGACCACTTCTTGGGTCTGGTATTAATGTAATTCTTGAACTTGTTGTTATAGCTGTTGCTAAATCATCGTAACAAGTAATTACTATTGATGGGTCTGCTGAATGGTCATGTGCTGGATTAGATTTGATTCTAAGCATTTGACCTTCACCTGCTGCATCATTTACATAAAGGTAACCATTTGCATATTGGTTAAGAGTAATGTCAGTACCAGCAGTCTCAACTGAGATTGCTGTTTCACCTGCTGCTACTCCAGCAGTTGGTGTTAAATCAAAGTGATCAGCGATTGAAGCTGCGTGAGTTACACATTTACCAGCAGTAACAGCAGTTGCTGCTAATCTACCGTATGCATAAACAGTATTACCATAAAGTAATCTACTTCCTAAA